AACAGGTAACAAAAAATCGCCTCCAATCGAAAAATGTGTGCCGCCCGCAAGCGAACGGTACTTATTGATCAATAGGCGCGAAGCGCCGCATTTTTCGAGTAAACTGTCAAGTGTTTTTTGACAAAAAAGTGGGGGATTTTAATAAAAAAGGGATCTGAAAGCCTTGGATTTACTGGCTTAGAGATTCCGAGAGATTATTAAAATTGTTTGGAGGATTATAATGAAGAAAAATGCTATTGTCGGCCAGTCCGGAGGGCCAACCGCAGTTATTAACGCCAGTCTGTACGGAGTAGTTTTCGAGGTGCTCAACCGGGAAGATTCTTTTGGCACCGTATACGGAATGGTTAATGGTATTGAAGGGTTCTTAAATGGCAGCTGCATGGACATGAAACCACTTGAAATGTCAGGAGAACTGGAATATATAAAAACCACACCCGGCTCTTATCTGGGATCATGCAGATATAAGCTGCCTGAAGATTTAGATGATCCGGTATATGTCAGACTATTTAACAAATTGCAGGAGATGAATATTGGTTATTTCTTCTACATTGGTGGAAATGACTCTATGGATACTGTAAGTAAGTTATCCCGCTATGCAGAAGAAATCAAAAGTGACGTCAAGGTAATAGGTATTCCCAAAACCATCGACAACGACCTTGTGGCAACAGACCATACCCCAGGCTTCGGCAGTGCCGCCAGATACATAGCTTCCACAGTTAGAGAAATTTCTGTTGATGCTTCCGTATACGACAACAAAAAGTCTGTCACTATAGTAGAAATTATGGGACGCCATGCCGGCTGGCTGGCTGCTGCAAGTTCACTTGCCCGTAAATCCGAGGGAGACAACCCTGTTTTAATCTATCTTCCGGAAACTGATTTTGACCCGGAACTTTTTCTTAAAAAAGTGACAACCGCTCTTGAGACAACCCCCAATCTCGTAGTCTGTATTTCAGAAGGTATCCACGATAGAAACGGAACTTTCATCTGTGAATTGACCAACGATGTGGGTACAGATGCGTTTGGTCACAAAATGCTGACAGGCTCCGGCAAGTATCTGGAACACCTGGTGAAGAACCGCCTTGGTGTAAAGGTACGCTCTGTTGAATTAAATGTCTGCCAGCGCTGTTCTTCTGCCATGCTCTCCGGCACAGATCAGAAAGAAGCCATTGCCGCCGGAGCCTACGGTGTGAAGTGTGCTCTCGACGGAGAGACAGGTAAAATGGTTGCATTCAAGAGAGTCAGTGATGACCCTTATACCCTTGACTATGTCACCGCTGATGTAAATACCATCTGCAACCGGGAAAAATCTGTTCCTCTCGACTGGATTACAAAAGAAGGAACCGACGTCAGTGATAAATTTCTCACGTATGCTAAGCCTTTGATTCAGGGACAGGTCAATATTCCTTTTGAAAATGGTCTTCCCAAATTTGCATACAGAAAGTAAATATATCTCTTAGGTTAAATGTAGGTCAAAAGTTCAAAAAGTGCATATACATTTAGTTTTCCATACCCCCATATGTTATTGGGATAAACATACACAGGGTTCCGGGTTGCCCCCCGGATAATCAGGTTGTTCACATCGTTCCCTGTAAGCGAAGAATAATTTCCCCGGACAATTGCCCATTCAAAAACAATGGCGATGGCACCTGCCGCATGTGCAGCTGCAGCTCCAGTTCCTGTTACCGTAGTATAGCGGCCGCCCGGGGCTGCGCAGGGCAGCTGATAGCCCGGAGCCGCTATATCCGGCTTAACACCGGCAAGTCTGGTATACCCCCGGCTGGACTCTATCAGAATGCTCCCCGTATTCTGATCATAAGCAGATACAGTTAGTGCACTCCTGGCATCACCAGGAGAAGTGATCGTGGTATCCGGAGAAGAAAGCAGGAAAAAGGTTTCATTCGAAATAAAATCACCGCTTGGCAGCCAGCAGTGGAAGGAAAAGGGAGCTTCATCAATATTGGAGACCCGTATCCGCCAGATGCCTTCAGCTGCATTCACAAAACGAACTAATATAAGCTGACTCCCGTTCTCCTGCTCAATGAGTATGTTATTCACCCACATCTGTGTTGGACTGAATACAAACTGATGATAGATGCATCCTCCTATGGATGGGTAAATGGCAGCTGTCATTTCCCCTGAAGGTGCAATAATCTGCATAGAAAGTCTTGCCTGAATATCAGGCCATATCTCAAAAGAAAAAAGAGGATCTAACGGAGATACTTTCAATTCAAATTCCATGGTATATGGAGCAGCACGCACATTTCCATAGTAATGCCTGTTATTATTCCCTTCATTGCCTGCCGCAACTGCAAAATCTACCTGGGAAAGCTGTGAAAGGAAATCAACAATGCTGCTCGTCGCTCCCACCCCCGTATGTGCCACTAGACTTGCCCCTAGGCCAATACAAACAACAACCGGCATGCCCAGTCTCTGTGCGGCTGCATATATATAACGTATGCCAAGCAGAATATCCGTTTCCTGATAACTTATTGCGTCCTCCGGTACGCAGAAAATTCTCTGCAGATTCTGTTTTGCTTCTTTTAACTTTACCACCATTAGCTGCGCTCTCGGAACTACACCTCTAAATGAGTTGTCGGCGCTGGGGCTTCCTGCCGCAACACTGGCCAGGGCTGTCCCGTGCCCATTTTCATCAATCATAGGCACTATAGAGAGTGGATTCTCTGATGCTAAGGCAGTATTAAGCATCTCGTTGGTATATTCCGTACCATAATTAAACCCGTCTGGTATATTCTCTGTTTGAATTGTCTGATCCCAAATAGAAACAATACGGGAGGTATTGTTTTCATTTCTAAATGCCGGATGAGTATAATCAATCCCCGTGTCAATGATTCCTACAAGAACCCCGGTACCCAGCAGGGCAAGAGTAGGGTTAGACTGTATCTGTGAGATGTTTGAACTGTCAAGACTCAATTGAGATGCCAGGGTTAATAATGTAGGAAATCTTTGGTAGGGGTATAAACCAAGATCGCACATATTAAAATTGCTCATTTGTACATGGAGTATAGAATGCCTGTCATTAATCGGAGTAACATTTACCAGGTCACTTTCCTGCAGGATCGTGTTGTTAACCAAAAAGTCATAATAGTTTTCATCTAAAATTTTTTCCATCTCTCACCCATAACCGATACTGACACCTTGACATATTACTATCTGTCCTGCTTCATTTTGTTTAAAATCACTGCGGCAGCATCCCAGTCTATAATTAAATATTTATAGATAATTATGTTCTAAGGAGGATAAGTATACCTGGTAAGCATATTCCTCCCTATTAAATAAAAGTCAGCAGCTCAAAAAGTGCATATACATTCATTCTTCCATATCCCCATATATTATTGGGATAAACATATACCGGGTTTCTGGTTGCTCCCCGGATTATCAGGCCATTGATGTCTATCCCTGTAAGGGATGGATAATTTCCTCTGACAATCGCCCATTCAAAAACCATGGCGGCTGCACCTGCTGCATGGGCTGCTGCGGCGCCCGTCCCCGTTATAGTAACATAACGGCCGCCAGGAGCAGCGCAGGGCAGCTGATAGCCAGGAGCAGCAATATCAGGTTTAACAATGCCAAGTCTTGTATATCCCCTGCCAGATTCTATCAGGATACTCCCATTATTCTGGTTGTAAGCGGTTGTGGTTAACACATGCTCTGCATTGCCTGGAGATGTAACAGTCGTATCAGGAGAAGAAAGTAAAAAAAATGTCTCATTTGAAATAAACTCACCATTGGGGAGCCAGCTGTGAAAAGAAAAGGCAGCTTCATCAATATTGCTGACACGTATACGCCAGATACCCTCTGCCGCATTCACTAAACGGACCAGTATAACCTGACTTCCACTTTCTTCCTCTATAAGTATATTATTTAACCACATCTGCGTCTGACTGAAAACAAATTGATGATAAACACAAGAACTGATGGACGGATAAATGACTGGAGTTATCTCCCCTGTGGGTGCAATCACCTGTATAGTCAGCCTTGCCAGAATATCAGGCCATATCTCAAAAGCAAAGAGAGGATCTCTAGGAGATACTTTCAGCTCAAATTCATGCGTATATGGGGAAGAAATCACATTTCCATAGTAATGTCTGTTGTTATTCCCTTCATTTCCGGCACAAACAGCAACATTCACTTGTGAAACCTGTGAAATAAAATCCAAATAACTGCTTGTTGCCTCACCCCCTTCATGTGACACCAGACTAGCTCCCAGCCCGAGGCAGATTATAAGTGGCATATTCAGCCTTCTTGCAGTAGTATATGCATAAACTACGCCCAACAAAACATCCGTTTCCTGATAACACACTACCCCTTCCGGAACACAGAAGACTCTGCGCAAATTCTGTTTCGCCTGCTTTAGTTTTACTACCAACAGCTGAGATTTAGGAACTACACCCGTAAATGAATTGTCAGGCGACGGACTGCCTGCCGCAACGCTAGCCAGTGCCGTCCCATGTCCAATTTCGTCAACCGATGGGACTATGGAAAGCGGGTTTACGCTTCTTATAGCTAGATTAATCTCTTGATTATCATATTCCGTACCATAAGTAAACCCTTCGGGCACCGTTCCATCCTGAATTGTCTGATCCCAAATAGAGACAATGCGGGAAGAATTGTCCTCATTTTTAAATGCGGGATGGGTATAATCAACTCCCGTATCAATAATTGCAATAAGAACTCCCGCCCCCAGTAAAGCAAGAGAAGGATTGGACTGTATCTGGGATATGTTAGAACTGTCAAGACTCAATTGTGATGCAAGCGTAAGTAATGACGGGAATCTATGATAAGGATGTAGCCCAAGGTCACACATATTAAAATCGTTCATTTGTACATGGAGTATAGAATGCCTGTCATTGACGGGAGTAATATTTCCTACTTCACCTGGACCTATTATCGTATTATTAATTAAGAAGTCGTAATAATTCTCATCCAAAATCTTTTCCATACTTCACCATGTGCAGGTACTGCTTCCTGGAATTTTGCTGTTCTTTTTGTTTTTAGCAAAGCCATTGCAGCAGTATCCCGGATCCCTATATAATATTTATAGATAATTATGTATTAAATAGGATAAGTATTCCTTTACAACAAAGCGACTGCTCTCGATTTTAAAATAAAAAGTGCTGCAAGCCCCATAAAATGGGCAAGTAGCACAAATGGTAAAATGCGGATGACAGCCACTAGCAATGTTATAAACAATAATAACCTAAGGCAAGAAGTGATGTTTTAGCTGTTTCTGCGTTTATATATTATAGAAGCAATGCGATACAATATAAAAATATCTGCCCCTTTTCTGCTCCTCAGGATGATACAATATTTCACCCCGGAACCATTGCGGATCCGGGCCTTTTTTCTAAAATTTTTTAAGATAAGATCTGTTAATGACATCCTGCTGACGTTGGTACCACAGTGCTTTTGTAGTATATAGCTTCTCCGGAATCTCTCTGCCAGTGCATTCCCTGTATGTCTGTTGTAAAGCTTTCTTTTCATCTGGGTGATTTAATTCTCTAACACCGATTCCATCGAAAAAGTACACCTTGTCTTTGCTCTTATCTGTAATTCCTTCTGCTATCAGCCTCGCAATACCCGCTGCTGCCCCCAGCTTACCATACAGTGCTGCGTCTCCTGCATTGTCGCAAAACAAAGTTTCCACAATCATTGCGGGCATAGCTGAAGCATTCAAATAGTGAAGACCAGCGCTAAATTTTGTACCGTGCCCAGCTCCGTCGGAAGCGTTCATGTGGATTGTCACATAGATATCGCAGTTATTTGAATTGGCTTTGTTTGTGCCCTCTGATAGCTCTGCATTGACGCTGTTAGCATTGGAGTTGCAGTTAACCACAACATGCCCTGCTGCCTGTAACATAGGTGCCAGAGCGTTGTATATTTTCCGCACTTCGTCTTGCTCGTCCAATATTCCTATTGCTCCTTTGCAATTAGGCGAGTGCCCACCTCTTAATCCTATTTTCATTTCACATCTCCTTCCTCCGTAAAAAGAGGATGCTATTTTGCATCCTCCACATCCTTTTTACCATCTTTATTTAATAAGTTCCGTAACATTTCATACAACCCTGTACTCGCCAGACCACTTATCATGCCACCCATAATGACCTCCGCATTGATTCCAGGGTAATTCATTAAAATTGCAATCACGGTTCCCAGTATCAATGCAGACAATGGTATGTACCGATTAGGCAACTTTGGTATTGCTGTCTTAATCACGTACCCCACCATAAGGCAAATCCCCAGAATCAGTGGGTTAATATAGTTTGTTAAAAATGCTAAATCCATAAGCTATTTCTCCTTTCCTTCTAAATCCTGAATCCTATGATTCACTACTATGATTTGCTCTTCAATTACCGGCATCCGGCGGGCAAAGTTGTTATGCATTCTTACTTCTCCCTCCAATTGCTCCAGACGGTAACTTGTAAGTTTAGAACTTACTCCTATTCCAGCGAATGTTCCCAGGGCGCTCCCGGCCAACGAAATTAAAGCGACTATAATTTGTGGCTCCATAATGCCTCCTTTTCCATATTTATTTTAAATCCATAAAAATAAGACCTTTACGGTCTGCCTCTGATATCCATATTTTTAATGTATTCCTTTCTTTCATTTAGTTCTTTCAAATGTGCTGCACTTGGCTTATACTAATATAAATAGAAATATCCAATACTGAGGAGAAAAGACAATGCAACAAAAAACCAAAAGATTAGTTTATATTGATGTAGCGAAAGGGATTGGTATCATACTGGTTGTGCTAATACACATCATCTTTTCATCAGACAGCTTCAATGATCTGTCATACATAAGAAATTATATTTATGCTTTTCACATGCCCCTGTTCTTTATTATCAGCGGTTACTGTCTATTCCAAAAATACCATGACTCTCAGCAGATTATAGATGTCAAGCATGCACTCTACCGTTTGTGCAAAAAGTTTTTACCGTGCTATTTTTTATGGAGCATGATTTACATATTTCTGCTAAAAGCAACGAATCAGCCTGTTGATATTATGGAACGAATACGTGTGGTTATAACAACAAAAGGGATTGCCCCATTGTGGTTTATCATAACACTGTTCTTGTGTGAGTTTTTCTTTATTGCCGCACACAAACACCTCATGAAGAGGAGGTCGTTTTATTAATGTTTTTTTGTAATTTTAGTGTTATTAGCACTCCTTTCCGGAAGCAAATACGAATCAATTATAGCTGCCTTAAATAATAAATCCATTCTGGGAATTTCAGTTCCAATCATAATATTGGTATTATTTAGATTCATTACTTGTTTGACAATGCTATATGCAGGATATCTATTAGGGGATATTTTCGAAAAAATTAGCATAAATAAATTAGCTGCTTTTATAGGCTCTCTGATATCTATAGGCTTAATGTGCTACGCAGTAGCAAAGACTCAGAATTATGTAAACCTGCATTTGTTCCAGATGGAAAACCCCGGCATTTTTATGGTAACATCTATACTGGGGTCTTTGGGGATAATCCTGTTATCTTATGCTGTCCAGATACATGCTCACTGGCTGGCATTTATTGGGCGTTATTCCCTTGGAATCATGATTATACATTACATGCCACTTAGAATAATGGAATATGCCGGGAAGCTTTCTTTCATGGCTACTTCCAGCTCATATCTTGCTGTATTTTTGACACTGCTTATTACATTAGGATGTTGTGGAGGCATTATTTTTGTAATTAATAAGAAGTTCTTTTTAACAGTATCCTAGAGTACTGCCATCCAATCAATAAGCGTAGAATAACCTGCTGTCCCTGCATTAGTTACCCTTACTGTCGCTCCTGTTTTGCTTTCGTTAAAATGTGCTAATCCTAAATATTTCGTGTTCTGGCTTCCCGCACTAAAAGTAAGAAAAATATACGGTGTAGTGGCAAAGCCACTAAATGTTATTTTAGTATCCACGTAGCCGCCTGCTGGCTCAATGTCTTCATGGCCTGCTGCGGATTCTCTGCAGCTGCAGCCAGACCACCGAAACCTTTCACCAGGCTAGTGGTGTTTTTAGTTCCTACTGCGTCCAGCTGTGCGAAAGTGCTGGCCATGTCAGACGAACTGTAGACGGTCTGGGTTGCAAAATCACTCCATTCCTTTTTAACAGATTTTATATCAGACTCCGCATATCCGTTCATCCGCATGTTACCCTCAAATGTTGTCCATGCCGCACCGGCACTGCTCATGTCCCCGATCAACCCCGACAATCCGCCGCTGAGAGCGGAAAAAGCATTCTGTCCGGCACCCATCATGATCCCGAAACCAAGACCGCTTGTGAGGGTGCTTTTTGGTTGTTGGTATATCCCATTGCACTTTTCATTATGCTGAAAACCCTGATCCACTGCGGATAGTATAGCCTTTACAGAATAATCTCCCATTTTATGCACCTCCTTTCAAATTCTAAATGTACCATGCACCGCCAGATTGGTGGCGATACAGTTCTATCTTGTATTACTCTGATAGTGGAATCACTAACCCTCATGGCTATTTTGTACCCAAAAGCCTCTTTTAGCTGCATTGTCTGTGTGAAAAGTGAGCCTCCTGCTTGAGATATATCTTTCCGTTTATCCTCAGCATCCCAAAGATTAAGGTCTACCGCTGTTCTTGCAAAGGCTCCGTTTTTCGTCCCCATGAAACTGGACAAGAAGTCCTCAAAATCCGCAAAGGGATAGCCGACATCCGTCATGGGACGGCTCTCATAGACTGCACCGCTAACCAGAGGCGATACAATCTGCCATAACTTATCATGTATGGCCTGTTCTGCTGTCTTATCCATACCCACCTCCTACTTCACAAGCTTTTTCATGTTTGTTTGAAAATCCTTTTCAGCTTTTTCAAGTGCAGGCCGCATATATGGCTGCGCTTTCATGTAGCGAGTGCCATATTCCACATATGCGGCATACTCAGCTGTCGCTTCCACCTTGGCAGTCAAGCCTCCGTCTGTTAGTTCTGGACCGGTTATGCTTCGTTTAAGTGTCCCGGTGTCGACAGGGACTATTCTTTCTACTTCCTTTTGCAGTGTTGTCCCGCTTCTCTTTACCGCCTGCTTCACAGCTCCGAGTGAAATGTTCTCCTTGAGCTGCTTCTCCAACTTCTCAATCCCAACCACTTTAATATCAGCCATTTTGCATCACCACCAAACTCTGCATATCACTAGGAAGCCTCTCTGTGTCCGCATGATAGGTTTTCCCATCTATCTCGATAAAGTCATATGCCCCCTTATAGGCACGCTGCAAACGGACAACAAGCCTGTTGGCTTTCACATCGCCGAACACAGCCTGCTGTCGTTCTGCACCCATATGAGTTACGTTGGCATATTTCTTTGTGCGGATTGGTTCACCGCATATCCACTCCCCCGCTACCGGATCATAATGTTTATCGGTTTCTTTTACAAAAGATATTGGCACGTCATATCTCAAATAAACCTCACCCTGCCTCTCTTATTATTCTCCTGTGTGCTAATCCATGCCTGAATAGACGCCAGGTACGGGGCAATATCGTCCCCGTATGTGATACTCTCTCCCTCCTGGCTGTAGCTGGACATGCCCTCATTGCCAATCCGGTTGAACCGCACGATAGCAAGCTCGGTCACAATGTATTGCAATGGATCCGGAACAGATCCTATCCCTTCCGGAAGATAGGCAAGTATCTGCTTTTCAGCGTTGGAGATGATTAGATTGAGCTTTTTATCCATGTCTGAGTCTTCAATTCCCAACATCAGTTTTACATCCTCAAGTGTTGCCATTTAATCACCGCCTTGCTGGCTCAAAAACTCACCGATTATATCATCTTTCTTCGCCTTCGTTATGCCGTAGCCAAGACGACCAGCAAGAGCCTTAATATCCGCTATAGTCATGGACTCTAGATTTTCTGCTGTATAGCTAGGCTGGGTTGGCAGGCTACGGCCCGTTATTCCCCCGAGCCACCGCCGGCTGCTATTTTAAAACATTTGGTTTCATCCACCAGAGCAACAACATAGTGCTGGTCAGCGTTGAACTTAGTGAGTTTATGGTCAATATCACGCTCTTTCTCAGCCGTCACAGAGCGCTTCAGGAATGTCTTTAAAGCACCTGTCTTTACTGCCAGTCCAGGACCATCCGTGATTTTTTTAGAGCGGGCAGCCTCCCACCACAGTACTTCGCCAAAAGCACCACTAATCAGAATATTGTCTCCCAATTCACTAGCTCTTGTCCAGTTCTCGGCAGCCGCCTTACGCAGTTTAGCCGCGTCTTTGTAGGACAGGAACAATACGCCCACAGAACCGGAATCCTCATCCTCAATAGCGTCCGGAGCATCCTCGAAAGTTGCCATCTGCCCCATGACTTCCGGATCAACCATCTGTGCAAGTGTAGTCAATTCGTCTGCAAATAAATGCAGTGTTTTAAATACTTTATATTTCATATCTTCTATTCCTCCATTGCTTTTTTGTACCCTTCCGGGTTCTTAGTTTTGTATGCCAGTACATCCTTATAGGACATTTTGGCAAGTTCCTCACGGGTCAGCTGCTTTCCTTCCTTGGTAGCAACCTTAGGAGTTTTCCCCTTACTCCGCTCCTTTTCGGTAGACTTAACAATCCCATTTTTTACCTCAATGAATTTCTCAATCTTTTCATTAGTGCTCTCAGCATCATCGCCAACAACAAAATCAAGGATTTCATCTGTCACATCAATGTCAGCAGCCTTTAAGGCCTTGGATGCAACTTTAGACAATTCCATCCGGGCCACCTTACGCTTTAGTTCTTCCAGCTCGGAATCGGATTTATGCTTTCTCTGTTCCTCTGTCATGTTTTCCAGCTTTTCAGCCTCGGATTGACTTGGCTTCTTTTCCTTTAAGGCTTTCTGAACTTCTCTGGCAACAATGGCCCCCAGCTCCTTCTTTGTGTAGAGCCTGCCATCGCCCTTTCCTTTCTTGTCTGCCTTTTCGTTCTCTTCCTCTTCGTCCTCACCGTCCTCAGGGTCATCGTCCGGATCCTCTTCTTCGTCCTCAGTCTCGCCCTCAGCAAATAGCTGTAAGGACGCTTTCTCAAAGATTCTTGATTCCCCATAGTGATTATTCATATACTTCATTTTCCTTTACCTCCATCTGATTTTTAATGGTCTATCGTACAATGCCCGCCGGCCCAATCCATTTATTTAATGTCTAACGGAAAAAAGACAAAGTTTATACAATCCGGACGTAATCCGAATAGGCATCCACAATACCGCAGATACCAATAAAAAAAGAATCTACCAGAGTTCGCGACTTCTCCGATAAATCCTTGATTTTTAAAATAAATACTCCTGGGGCAATCGTATAATCTGGGGTATCATCCGTCAGATTATCTATGGAAGCCGCCAAGGCCTGTACGTGGGTTGTTACCGCAGAACACACAATGTCCTGCCCCGGTGGAGCATACCCTGCATGCCCGATTACTGATATGCTGTCCTTTTGGACACTTACTTCAATCAATTTATCATTCCTCCTCTCACTTCAACTGCCTCATATGTTTTACGAAAAGTATCCGGCTTGCATGGATACAGCTCCCCGTTCACACCACGAATAATGTAATCACCAATCTTTGCATGCATCTTACCCTCCAGCGTGTCAATCGTGCAGCCATAGACATGCGCATGTCCGTCTTTTAAAGCACGATCCAATATTGCTTTCTCATTCTGTAACGCCTGGGCAAACCAATCAGGGGCGTTAATTTCAGAATCGGCTCCTTTAAAACAGAACGCTTCCACCACTACAGGCTTTTTCCGGAATTTCATTGTCTTCACCATCCTTTCTCTTAAAATTGGGTACAAAAATAGCACCGGTCATTATTGACTGATGCTATCTAATACCACATTACCAATTTTTCATCTGGCATAGAATCCTCTTTCGCCAAATCTTTTAACGCCTTCACCGCATGACTGAAATGCCACGGAAAGTCTTTATCATAATCAGATAGTTCTTTTTCGACTACTTCTCCAGTGTCAATATCAATCTTAATCATACCAATCTTCCCAGAATCTTCGGGTTCGTAGGAAGCCGAAATTATACCGCTATTCTTTTTTATATTTCTTAATCTTAGCATAAAATTTCTTTGCCTCCTCTCCGTAATCATATATACGTGCTGTTGCTCGATGCGCCTCATCCTGCGTCATTCCTTGTTGCATCAATTCCTTTTCCATGACTTCGTGTTTTATCAGCACTAAGTCATGCTGTTCCATTTTTCCGTCTATAAGACGTTGCCATGATTCTGCAATCATATAATCCGGGTCAAACTGCTTAACGCCATTATCTCCTAAGTCATGTTCATCAATAAATAGATAATTCTTAATTGCTTGAATCTCTTCTTCCGAATATTCTGTATTCTTCGCAATTTTTGAAACGTCAGTTGTCATGCTGCGTATAAGTCCATAATATTTTTCCGCATGTTTGCTGGCGGCTCCTCCAAATGGATTTCTTGCACCGCTTACTGCTCCTGATGTTATTGTATCACCTTTGCCGGATTTTACAACACTTTTTGCTTTAATCTTCTCCCATTCTTCCGTAGTTCCGCCCTTGCCCAAAAAATCCAGCCACTTGTCGAATTCTTCCTTGTCCATGTGTGCTGCAGTACTACAGCGGCAATGTGGATGGATGGGAGATGCATTCTCCCCTGGCAGCATCTTTTTAACATCGAATACTTTCCCGTCCAGCGCCCGGCATATGGGGCAAGCGGTAGGTTCAGCAATGAATTCGTACTGATCATAGCCGTTTCTCTCATAGGACTGCTTCTGGGCTTCTGTCTGCACCCTGGCAAGCTCTGTCTGCATAAGTCTCTCCGCATTATTTCGGCTCACTCCAAACACTTTAGAGATATGCCTTGCCAGCTCCCTGGGATTTCTCCCTTGTATCAGACCAATCTTTAGTTGACTGGACAATTCTGCTTTCAACATATCCTGGTACATCCATATCCGGTCAGAGAACTTTGCATTCTGGTAAGAAGCGTTCACGATGGAATGTGCTGCCTTTTCGTTGTTCAGAACCGACTTGCCAAGGATTCCGGCTTGGCGCTTGAACTCTGCCAATGCCCGATCTGTCAGCGTGGTGTCAAAATACTTCTGCAATTCGTCAAAACCATCCACCAGCTCAAGACCAATGTTCGCTTTTAAGAGTTCCAATCGGTTAATCTTCATGGTGGCGTTGTACAACCGCATCTCTTCATTGGCTTCTTTCGTGAAGGTTTTATCCTTTACATACCGCTTAGCCTTTCGCCCGTAAGCATCGATATCAAGCTGACTAACACGCTTTTTTGCCTCACTTAAGGATATCCCCTCTTTAGTAGCATAACGGGCATAAAAGCCATTGATCTCTTTCTGGATATTATCCAGCATGTAATCATAGGTCTCTTTGATTTTTTTATTGTACACCAGCTCGTCTTTGATATTTTTACGAAGCTGTGCCGCTTCCCGTTGGCTCCAATATGTTTTGCTGTCCATTGTTCAACCTCTCTATCAATCGCTGCCCTGTGGAATTTTCCTGTGCTGTCTGCTGTTCCTTTTCCATCTTCTTAATCTCGTCAGATGCATTCCCCACGACGCTTAAAACAGACAGCTGCGTTTCTTGGGATGTGATACCATCAAGAGCCTGTGCCGTCTGTGCTTCCTCCAGCAGATTCTTGGGGATGTTTCTGGTTGTCTTATAATCGATTTCTTTCCACGCATCCGGATCCGGAACATTTATGGGCAGAGAAGAAAATAATTTATATCTGGCAGACATGCTCTTAATCATTTTGCGGTCAGCGGTAAGCGCCAGATTGCTCATGGCCTGCAGCTTATAAGCCAACGCTGTGCCTGACGTCTGTCCAAAATTCTCATCGGAAATATTAGCTACCATGCTTGTCTGATAGATCAGCTTTTCCAGCCGGTTCAGTAGGTTCTCCTGTGAGCCATCTGCCGTAGGCTTTTGCAGGAATTGCACAACGATGTCTTTTGCATCATCAGTGCCATACAGATTGATGATCCGATTATCCCGGATCCTGTATATTCCGTCATCGTCAAGTTCTGCTCCCAGAATCGCAAGATAGGCCTCCGCAAAAGAGTCAACATCATTGGCTTTCTCGCCGATTGTCTTGTTATAGACCTCTGTCATACCGGCAACGCCTTCAAATAGGCTGATGCGTTCCTGGTTCAGTGCATACTCAATCATTGGCAGCCGGCCATAAGGTTTTATTATGCCCTCATTCATCGTGCTTCCAGTGAACTCATAGAACTCATCCCGTGTCATGACCTCTCCGACTCTGATGTAAATCATTGTTTTATCCGTTCTTTTTTTCTGATTTTCAGTCAAATTAAAAAAGGTACAGAATAAATTAATCTGGCGAATCATACATCCTTGAGTTTCCGCAAAATGTAATTTCAAAAGAGATAACTTCTTCTAAAGTACCAATCTGTCCTATTTTTGAAAAAAATGAAAAGACAGTATTGTGAATAGAGGTACTGAAATAAGCCCCGCCGGAACCGGACTTTAGGAGAATTATTCTTTTATGCCCAATGGGGCAGACCCTCTATCTAAGCGACCAGCTTAAAGCAAAGTTGACGGTATGCCGGACGTTTTGTCCGAAACCAGAGTCTGACGCCCTCTTTCGCATACGACAGTATGCCTGAGATGCCTTTTGCCAATCGGTAATAGCAGAAGAAAACTTTTTCCTTGATGGGATCTGCCGTTTTTATGATTGAAACCTTGAGTGCATTTGTCTCTTCTTCCATTGAGATCAAGGCCAGAAACGCCATGCATAAGGTGATATAAAAGTTAAGTGCATTGATTGCACAAAGCTTCCGTACGCGAAAGTTTTCAAACTGGAACATCTGTTTTTTACAACGGAAATATTCTTCAATTTTCCATCTGGAAAAGTATGTTCGTGCTACACGGATAACATCTTCTTTTGATTCAATTTTTTTATTGGTGGCAAGCATCATTGGATGTTCGGTGATGCCATAAACCAGCACAAGATAAATATCTTTTCTTGATGCAGTAATCTGTACCTTCACATGGGAGAGGT